GTACCCGTCAATGCTCTTGGTCTTCTTCTTGAACTCCTTGGGCATCATTTCCCAGATAGCTGGCTGCTGTACCTTAATTGACGTATCAGCATTCTGAGAAAAGCATACTATGTGTCCATCGAAGTTAGAACTCACGGCCTCCATAATCCGCTTGGCACATCCAGTCGTCTTGCCACTACGATTCCCACCTAGTGCCAGCACCTCATTGTACTCCCGGAAGGACTGAGACATACGCTCCCAGCCAGGCAGGTCGAACCCGTGGCGGATAGGATCATCTACGGATGCAGATATACGTCCCTCGTGCGCCTTGTGTAACTCCTGTAGGAGCCGTGGGTCAGCTTCCCCGAGTAGTACAATCTCCTCGTCCGTAGGCGGCTTGAGGATTGGGTGCTCTGTGAAATTAATGGACATACCTATATAAGATCCTCGTCCTCGTAATCGTCATCGTCATCCTCGGGCCAGTCCCAACCGCAATCATCAATCTCTGAGTTCGCATCCTCTAGGGCTTCGGTCATTAACATCTTACCAACCCTGTAGTTAGTGTAGTCATAGAACAGGTCACCCGTGTCATCCATCACAACGAAACAGAAGTTGTGAAAGTGCTCTCCCAGTATCCCGCGGATTTGGTCGTATACTATGTCCAGGTCTTGATCTTCCGTCATATCGTTATTTGGTTACCTAAAATAAAATTACTAGGGTTAATAGGGTTCCGATGAAGCAAAGGAACCAAAAGGCTGCAACTGTATAAAAAAATAAAAGGTCTTTCATTTTGATTTCCTTACCTTTGATTTTGTTGACTTGGTTTTTTTTGACCAGTCAATGTCGTCGTAGTTCTTACGCTGCTTCTCAGCATTATGCCCCTTACGGGGTCCGCTTCCTTTAGTGCTCATCTGTCTCTATAATATTGACACCAGCTTCATAGAATGCTTCACCTATGCTCTGTGAGTGATACCCCAAGGCCTGGCACATACGCTGCATTATCTCTGCTATTTGACTAGCAGTGATGTCATCGTGCTTAGTACTCAATGATACTTCTTCGTCGTAGTGTTCGATTGTTATCTTCATAATGTTTTATGTCTGGGTACTTTCTTGTTTGCATCATCCAGCTTCATTGCTAACTCCAGAACCATATGCTCACTCCAGCCGGCAAAGGGTCCACGCATAAAGACTTGGGTAAGGTCATCTGGGTCCCGCTCTTGATACTTCTTGAGTGTCAGCTCAATCCAATGGTCAGTTGCTAGCTGCCATTCATTCAGTGCTTTATGATGTCCTGTCATATTAGTCCTGTACGTCTATTACCTCCGCTACCTTAGCCTCCTCGATTCTCTTCCTAGCAGCAGCGATAGTAGCCTCGTAGTCATCCTGGGTGTACACCTTACGGTCCTCAGTAATCTGCGTAGCTTCACCTCTAGCCGTCATAGCCTCCCGAGCCGCATTGGACTTAGCTATTGATAACTCCTTGATGTCCTTGAAGCCTACCTCCATCTCCGGATCATTCTCCAGGCGGTCGCGTACCTTATCAATTAAATCCTCCTCTAGGCTACTTAGGTTCAGATAGTTCTTAGCAGCTATCCTACCACTCAGTTCCTTGAACGTACCCATATGGTCAGCGTAGTCCGTCAGTACACTGATTACAGTATCCCGCTCGAAACCATAGTGACGTACTAGCCTAGTCTGGCTACTCCCCGTACTGTACAGGTACAGCAACTTAGCCACCTTCGCGGGATCGTACACGCTTAAGCACTTGAGCTTTAAGCCCCGCTTCTCATTAGCCACCTCGTGGATACTCTGCTGAATCTCACTCAGCAAAGCCTGCTTCTCCTTCTCGGTAGCGTTCATATCATCTCCCATATTCATACCTCAGCATTAGATTTACTAATTGTCAAGCCCATATACTATAAGCAGTAGTTATTGTACTCCTTATTATATTTACTACTCAGCAAGCATTATACTATTAGCGTTGCTAATACATAAAAGAAAGTTCTTCATATATGTATACAATCTCAGTTTATGTGTTATACTCTGCGTACCATAAGGCAGCAACTTCATAAGACAGTTTAACTTGCAGTCCTAAACGTAATTCCTTTAATGAATATAAAATAAAGGGAATCATAAAAGAGAAGTCATAAACTGACATCTTATGGTACACAGTAAGTGAAGCCCTGGTGGGTAGAAGCCCCTTGAGGACTGAATTTTTTTGAGGGGCTGTATATGTATATATACACTGACGACGCGACTCGACTTGACCCCCCCCACCCCTGTTCAAACGTTCACTACTACACATTTGTTCACTACCGGTTAGACAAGCAATGTCTTAGGTGGTAGGACAGGTAATGTCTTATGTGGTAGGACAGGTAATGTCTTATGTGAGTTTTTATTTTCTTTTGTGAAGAAGTGATGCATTCAACCGGCTCTTAATCATTCAGCCAAGGTACATTCAGCCAAGGTATCTTAACCGTGCTATTGAGTTGTGCATATAGTGGAATGCTTTGGCGGGTAAAAGTAATTGATTCTTTTTAAAAATATACTTGACTACCTTTGCTTTAGCTGCATTTATAGCGTCTCACTCTTCAATATAACCAATAAATATATATCAAATGAAAAACTCCATTGAATTCAACACCGAATACGAAATTCACGCTTTCGCTCAATTAATAAAAAGCCTAAATGAAGCCGGCGTACCATATACCTTGATGAAAGATTATTGCAGCATTCAAGTGACAATCAGTACCGGCTATTAATCAAAGCATAACCCAAAACAGTTTGCGGAGCTGTAAAACCGCCTTTAATAAATGAATAGAAATCAATGCTTAAACGTCGTTAACGCTATTAATGATATAACGGCCATCAAAGGCCTTTTGACTGATTGCATTAATGAGTCGCCGGAAGCTTTAGACAAACGCGGGACTTGGCAATATTACGCTCAAAAGATGCTTTGCTATTTAGAAAGTGACTTGTCCGGAAATACTCCTTTCTCGATCTTCGCGGAAAAAGGTAATAAAAAACTACCCTTTGCGGCTTTTTCTTCTTTAGCCTTGGCGGACTGTCCCGGCAAAGGTGATTGCGTTAAATTCTGTTATTCGCTTCGCGCTTGGCGATACCCGGCCGCATTCTTTAGACAGTTGCAAAACAGTTTACTAATGCGACTTAATCCGGAAGTAATAGAAAAGGCTTTTTTAAGTATTAAGAACGGCCGGACTGTCCGCTTATTCGTCGACGGTGATTTCAAAGACGTTAAAACGCTTAAAATGTTTATGGAGCTATGCAAGGCACGGCCGGACCTTAAAGTTTACGGTTACTCTAAATCTTGGCTAGAATTTGTAAAGCTCGATGCAACCGGGTATCAATGGCCGTCGAATTACCTTACAAATGCATCTTCCGGAAGCCGGCACGAGCGAACAGGCCTTGCAAATGCTTTCTTAAGCTTGCCGGTGGTCCGCGGTGACTTCTTAGCCGTCAAAGTAGATAAAGCGCACATAAGCAAAAGAGCTTATCAGGATAAGACCAAGGCCGGCTCAAAACAATACCGTCGCGACGTACTAGCAAAGCTTAGGCAAATACAAACAAAGGCCTTCGCCTGTCCCGGCAATTGTGGAAACTGCTTGCCACAAGGCCGTCACGCTTGCGGCTCTAAGGACTTCGCCGGCGTTGCCATCGGCATCGGCATTCACTAAGAAAAGAGAAGGCCGGCCGTCAAAGGCCGGCTTTTTATAACAATAAACAAAGGTAAAGAATGAATGTAATTATTGAGGGTTTGAACTTATCGCCTAAGCAAGTGAATGCGCTACGTGCCGCCATTAAGGCACGATACACGCCGGAAAAGGTAAAGGCCTTAAATGCTAGGCTAAAGGCCGCTGAAGGCAAATAAGATCAAAGCAAAGGCCGGCGGTAACACGTCGGCTTTTTTGTACCTAGTCACAAGCAAGGGAAGGCCGGAAAGCAAGACAGCGCACAAGCCTGGCGAGCTAGAAGGCCGCACAAGGTCTTTTGATTCGCGCCAAGGGTAAAGACAAGCAAGGGAAGGCAAGGCAAGGGAGGGAAAGCCGGGAAGGGAAGCCGGGAAGCAAGGCAAGCAAGGGAAGCAAGGGAAGCACGGAAAAAATAAATTAAAATATTTAAAAATATAGTTGACACGTAGTAAACAAAGGACTTTAACAGTAATTGAAGCACGGGAAAAGCCTAGTGCATAACAAATAAGAAAGGGAAACAATGGGCACAAAGATTATAAATCAATCGGCAATCACGCTGCCAAGCACTCCGGAGTTCAAGAGCTGGATAAAGCACCTAAGCGCATTAGGTCAGGAAGTAATTTACCTAGGCACTGGAGCAGTGCCAACAGGGTTCGCGGATAAATATGGCGATTGCCTGTATGCATACGGTCAAAGACGATGCCTTGGCACGCCGGGATTCGGCTCTTTTTCAATTAAGGCAAATGAAAGATACTCACTAGCATAACACATAAGAAAGGATAAAAATAAAAATGGAAACAATACAACTAGAAGGCATCGAGCTACGGCCTAACAAATACTTTGACATAACAGTCGAAGCGGAAGCCGTGACAACTCATTGCGATTGCAGCAGCGAAGCCGGGGAGTCCCAAGTCACAGAAGCCTGGGAGGAACGCGACCTTGAGGAATTTGAGATCGTGAAACTAGTCTACTGGACGGAGGAGGACACGACTTGCGAGCTGCCAGTGGAGATGCTTACTCACGATGACAGGGCAATCATATTCAGTGAGACACTTGAACTCATTTAGCCTACCTTATGGCTGTCAGTCATATGACTGCCTTTTTTATATTAATTAATGATTGACTACCAAGGGCTGACTGTCTTAAGGTACACACAACTTAAAAAGTATGTCAATACTTGATATACCTCAACACCGATAAAAACGTAATAAAAATGAAGAAAACAGAAGAAACCAAAACCTACAGCGTCCAATGGGAGGAGACTGTAACGTATCACCGGAATGTAATCGCCTCTTCAGAAGAGGAGGCAATTGACATCGCGCAATCTAATTACTCATCAGAAGATGAAATCGAATCCGAAGGAGGTGACTGCATTGTCACAATCGTATAATGAAAAACCAAAGAGAAAACACTAACCTTGACCACCTTGTAAAGGGCGGCGAAAAGATATTCTATTCCGCCTGTGTCGTGCTGGCCTGTGCGCTGGGCGGTAGCATTATGCTACTGATCGCGGCTCTAATCGCTAAATTCTAATAACTAATAAAAATAAATAAAAAAAATATACTTGACACGCAGCAAGCAATGTGCGATAACAGTATTGAATCACTGAAAAAGCTGAATCTATAAAATAAAAAACCCACATACACATTATGAATACAGACACACCGAAAAAAAGGAAATTCCTAGAAAGGGAAAACCGAT